CGCAGAGTAATGCTGGAGGCCCGAGTTGGAACCATCTAGCGATAAAGGCAGTTGGCAATTGTACAGTTCACCGTGGTCCACCCACTTCTTCCACGCAAATGCCGCAGCTAGAAATTGGAAAGGTTTGTCGGCCTTTGACCACTGATCAACGGTTCCTCTGTAATCGTCGGCAATCGAACAGAGCCAGTCAGAGTTTTCGTTAGTCCACTCTTCGCGGGCATACAGCGAAGCTTTGCTTATTTTTCCAAAGTCACCACAGTTCGCCAGGTGTATGGCGAGATATGCAGCACCTTGCGTATCGATGTTTTCACCACGGGCCAATTGGAAAAGACTCTTAATGTGATCGTCGCGGTGATAATTAAAATGCGGTATCGGGTAACAGCGGCCTCGAAAATCCATGTTCCAGGGAAGATAAAGCTCATCAAACTGAGTCAAGTCGAGGGCAGTTGCCATATCCTGGGACATCACAACAGACTGCGAAGCAGAGTCTCGGTTTGTCCGTGCAATGTCTCGACAAAGAATCGAATAGGCTTTCTGCTGCGTATCTTCAAGCTCATCCCAATCTAGGGGTACCGGAGGTATCTCCATCCGCGACCGCATCGGAAAATCTTTAATCTGAATACCCATAAACCAGGCCCAACGTACAGCCTCTAGCATGTCTTCGTTTATCTGGAGCGGTGTAGCCTGGATCGCATTTAAGGCTTCCAGGTACTCTGGACCTGCGCTTCCGGCTTTCTTAATGTCATGGGCAATGGCATTGCGCTGCTCATTTGTTGCTGCGCGGACCAAAGGAACCTGGCTTGCAAGCTGGGCATCGCGATAGCATCCAGTGTCGTAGGCTGTCCAGGGCGTGGGGGGTATCAGCATCGGTCCAAATTGAGGCTCGAGCCACGATGCTTTGTGGTCCATATTTGCCAGGGCAATCTGAGCCTCTTCAGTCATGCCCATTTTCTTAACTGTCTTCTTAGGCTTTGAGGCATCCCAGACATCAAATATTTCACTAAATTCTAGGACGGCGTTTAGGAGAGGTGCGGCCACTTTAACAAGTCTGGACGGGAGCCATGTCTCAGGGCGATAGCCTGACACAATATTTCCCTCACTATCTGTGTGGTCTTTAGCTGCTGTTATCCGAGCTGCTTTAATTCTGTATATCGTCGAGTTATGCGCCTTACTGACCTGAGTTTCAATTCTCCTGGCCTTGACCTGGTCGTGATCTTTGAGACCTGCTGCCCAGTGTTCCAACTCTATACGCCTGCCAATTCTACTTAAGCAGCTTGCAACCGTTGCTTTGACCGCAACAGACTCCATGCAGGTGTTGAGAGCGATGTAAGCAAGCAGGTCCGGTTCTATATTCACCAAGTCATCATACCAACATGGATTTCTTGACTTGCTGTCTGCTTGTGTCTCTATCGTCTGGCGTATAGCTGTGGATACCCTAACTAGCGCACTATTGATAATCTTTTGCCCATTGTTTTGCGTAGAAGAGTTTAAAAGTCCCTCCTGCCGCTTCAAAAACCTTTGTCGGCCACTGTCTATCATTAGCTTTTCACGGGTGATCTCTAAATCAACCTTTTCATTTGTTCTTAACATTTGTTACCCCTTCGCGTCATTATGTAATCTAAAGGGTGGACACTTCTAATTCCACCCCCCGATTAACTCTTGGTCACTCGTATGACTCTGTTTCCGACTTGGCTAATATATACCATGTAAATAAGCATAAAAAGGTCAAGCGACATGTATTATGTAAAATGTTTAATCGCAATCTCAGAATCTCTCAGTTTTCCTTTAATAGAGTAGGTAATCGATTCTTTAGCATGGGGGTCGGTACATTGGCGAAGCTCCTCGATGGTGTCCTTGAGCCTGTCTAAGGCTTGAAGAGCATGGTCCAGGTCAGTGTGCCTTCTCCGTTCTGCAAAGTCGGTGACGTTCTCGCTATGCATCTCCAAGTCATACTCGCTTACATAGAAGTTTTTCCAGGTTGCGCTAGTCATAGTCGTTCTCCATTCATCATTGACATCATTGATTCGGTATCTTCGTGGACGTATTTCTTTGTTGTGGCCAAACTGGTGTGCCCCAGGATCATTGCAGCAGCCAGGTCTGGTACTCTCTTCTTGTTGATAAGGACAGTTGCACAGGTGTGCCTGGTGATGTGGAAACAAAAGTGAGGATCGTGCCGGAACAGCTCATCCTTGCAGGCTGCCAGGGCATCATAGAAAGCCTTGTGCCTGAAGAAATCTTTTGGGCGGTTGTTGAGTCTTGCCAGGGCTTCCCTAGCTTCTTTGACCAGGGGGACACTCCTGTCGCTGCCGTTCTTCGTGTTCGTCAGGTGTACGAATCTACCGTCTTCGCTTATGGTTCCCTTGGTCTTCCCGTCCTGGTTGTTAATAGCCAGAATCTCGCCTTTCCGCATGCCAGTCTCAATTCCTAAGATGAACATATCTCGCATCCAGGGCCACTTCGAGTCTTGATAGAAGTCATAGATGCTGTCCACTTCTTTCTCAGTGAAGAACCGTGGGCGACCCTTTTTAATGGGCTTCCACCGCAGCTTAGGGGCGTGGGTGATCACTTCGTTGTCTACTGCTAGCTTCATGATTGAGCTAATAGCGGCGGTGTATCGATTCAGCGTCGAATCAGAAAGGTCCTGCGACTTTAGGTGGTCCAAGAAATCGTAGATGTCTTTAGGCAAATAGGTGTCAAGGGCTTTCGTCTTAAAGTCCCGAAAATTGGTGAAACGGACAATCTTGGTTTTACTTAGCTTTAGATGCTCGTCATGCCAGATTATGTGGCCATTTTCAAGTGTGAACTCTAGTAAAGTTTTCATAGGTCATTCCCTCAAATAAACTAATGATTGAGAGCATTGACGCAAGCGTCCCTTTACCAGTAGAATCGCGACTCCAAAGCGGTATGCCCGGGTGGCGAAATTGGTAGACGCAAGGGACTTAAAATCCCTCGGTGGCAACACCGTGTCGGTTCAAGTCCGACCCCGGGCACCATAGCGTAGATGCTCTCTCCGACAAAGGATGTTCCTTTGCCCTGCGTTAGCAGATGCTCAGTATACCTATAATAATCAGGTTGGTACAACCCCCGATGTTAAGGGTGGACACTTCTCAAAAAAACACCGATCACCTATTCTAGCGTGACCGGGGACTGCCTATGTCTCTTTACTACTTTTTGAACATCTTTGTAAGCTGCTGTACGCCGAAGCTAGCAGCAAATACCACCCCGACAGCCGTCTGGTAAAAACTAGGCATTGCCTCCAGGGCCGCGAAGCCGTCCTCCACCACCTGGGTGTGGCCAGTGAATGCCAGGATCAAAGGTATGCTGACCAAAATTGTTAACCACTCATCTTTCCAAGATTCGGACGATGCTTCAGCCATTGCCTGGTTCCACTCAAGTTCGCCTGCGACTACCTTTTGACGAATGCTCGTTTGCGCCCTTATGTTTTCTACCTGGAACTCTGCCTGGGCTTTCTTTTTCTCTAGGTGGCCGTTGACGGCTGTTCCAACTAATCCCAGCAATGGGCTTAATAACGCCTGTAACATTTTTCACTCCTCATCCACATTGGGTAAATAAACTTCGACATAGGCATGGCAGTTTGGACAGCTGAGATTCGATACCATATAAAAGCTGCCGCCTTCTTCAGGCTCGATATCGTGGTCTCCGCCCCAGATCAATTGCTCTTTGCAGTGCCAACAATTCATACTGCACTCCTTATCATGTCCGCGACTTCATCAGCCCGGTGGCCAACTTGTTCGGCGTACCTAGAATCTAGCAGCTCATCAGCGGCTGCCTCGAAATCGCCATCGCGTAAATAAGCCAGTGTTTTCTTGAACTGCATCAGCCTGGGGATGCCCATGTTGAACGATAGATTGACCAGGGCTTCCTGGACCTGCTCGGGCATCTTAGAAAAGAAACTGACGCTTCTCTTAAGTTCAACAATAGCCTCTTCTATGTCTTCGTCTAGCATCAGTTCCATGACTGCTGGGCTAATACCTTTCTCCTGTATGTTGTGTCCGACACCTATCGTCCAGATGCCCAGGGTATCCTGGTACATGTTTAGCCTCGAGCCTTCGTGCCGGGTTATGGTTTCTCTCAGTCGTTCAATATTCATTCTGACTTGTCTCTCTTTAGTAGTTTCTGGACAGTGTCCGATTCAAAAATGCGA